CAAAAGAATCGGCAAGCCCTTCCTGTACTGCATCTGCATATACTTCAACCTCGCGCTGACAATATTTCTCATATGCTGGGTCAAGTGCGATTTTCACTACATAGTCGCAGTAATCTTCGTCCCAAAGCACAAGACGCGATGCGCCATAAGCATACTGTATGCCATCTGGAAGGTCTGTCCAAGCGTTCTGAATAATAGAGTGTGGGTCTGATAAATCACAACCTGCACTCTGTACTGCATTAACTATTCTTTCTGCTGCAAGGCATGCTTCTAATTGTCTGTCCATTTAAATTCTTTCCTTTCTTATATTATAATTATATAAAAAATTTAAGAATTAATCAATTTTTATTTTGTTTCTTTATTTACATTTTCCGAATTCTGCGCCGGTGTCATTAACTCATTGAAACAACGTTCACAAAGTTGTCCTTTGAATTTAACTGAATCTCCTGTTATATCTTCGATAATCTTATATTTAATAATCGACTTGGCGCCAGCCGCCTTACATCTCATACATACATATTGTTCACTCATCTTCTGGCTCCAATGCTGCGACATAAATGGCAAAATCTAAATCAGACATAAGCAAATAACGCGCACCAACATAGTTGACAATTAAAGCAATATAAAACTCACCTGGTGTTATATCGCCAATATAAAAATAATGAAGGCAAATTCCAACTAATATTGCAACTGAAAATACTACATCAACTATTGTCCTTGCCATTCATTTCCTCCTTCGGGTGCGCGCCAACTACAATCTGCCTCTACGTCAGGCATATAACATTCTCCATCTGGTGTCCAATCACCCATTGCATCATCATTTTCTAACCAGTTAAGTAAACAGTCTAAATCATAGTCAAACTGAGGGTATAAATTAATACCCCCAGTTTCTGTTCTATAATTTTCAACAAAACGTCTATATATATCTCTATAGCTTTCCATTATTCCCCCATATACGTAATGTCTTTAAAGGTGTCATAATAACATCCCCTATTATCAAACATCTTTTTCATAAAACACATAGCAATACCTTTTTCTTCGTCCCATTCATCATCTGGGTGGCATTTCATTACTGTGTGTGTACCATCTTTCCATACTACACAAATAGTACGCTTAGATTTATTAACAACAACCTGCTTATAGGGTTTCTCTGGTTTGCGAGGTCCTTTGATAAGGCGCGCCTCAGTAATCGTCCTCAGCTTTGGGTCATAACCAGACGCAATATGTATTACTGTCACATATGAGTCATATCCTCTTGAACCACTAAGGCTACCAAGGCTACCACTAGAAACTATATCATATACTCCACCCCTAAGCATATTAAGGTCTGTATTATAAGCATAAATTTTAGTGCCACATCCAAAAACAACTTTAACTATCATATATATCTCCCTTTCTACAGTATATCAATTGCGATATTACTCAATACATAGTTAATTGCTTCCTCGGTGAATTTATCTTCGTCCCAGTCTTTTGGCTGGTTAAGTTCTATTTCCATGAATGAGTCATCGAGCCAAAGCTGTATGGTTCTGATTGTACCTTCTTCCATTAGCAAAACTCTCCTTCTTCAAATCTGTATCCGCCAACATTACGACAATATCTAAAGTTGTCTGGATTATCCTTAAATTGTTTCTGTTTACGCGCAACCAGTTCAATAAAATCATCAAATGAAATAATTTCATCATATTCGTCTATAATAACATACTGCTCACTTTCAACGGTATGTCTATAAAGCCAATCTTCGACATCTTCATAACAATGCCATACTACTGGAACCTCCCTATAAAGTTCACTTGCATCTTGAAACAGAAACATCCAACCCATAGAAGATTTTCCTATGTGAATAGGCTCTGCTATAGATGGTCTATTCGGTACTACATAATAGTTTGTTCCCATTTAAGCCTCCTCTACATAATAATGCGAATTCATCAAAAATATATCAATCGCTTCATCTCTAAGTTCACTTGGTGTTGCATCTTCAGGTACATCATCTATATATACTTCAAGAGTTTGTGAACCAAACTGAAAAGTAACTATTCTATCCATAGATACCTCCTTACTCAAATCTCGCATGCATCGACGTAGGCTTCATCTGCATACTCATCGTATTCGACATATTCACATGGCGCCCAACCCTCTGGACCATCAAAATGGCAGTATTCAAGCGATTCTGGCTCGCCATCTTCATTAACATCTGCCCAACAATATCCACAAGTTATACAATCCATTGATACTTTCCTTTCTATTAAAACGATGTTGGTTCAATTCCCCAGTTAACAACATCTTCAAAGCTTTCAAAACAATAATGTTTTTTAATATCCGTAGAATCTAAATAAAATCCATCGCCATATTTTTTATTATACCATTTACGAAATTTGTTGGCATCATCATATGAACCAAATGCTGTTGTCAGTCCTTCAATTGTATAGATTATATCCATAGGTACTTTCCTTTCTACTTCTCTTCTCACTTTCTATAATAATTATATCAGAAAATTTTAATTTTTTCAAATTTAAAAAGAGGGTATTTCTACCCTCTACTCCGACGCTTTGAAATTATATACCGGCTTGATAATACGTTCAACCTCAACAGTATCTCCTATATTTTCAAGTATCTCATCCATCGACTTATAAGCCATTGGAGACTCATCAAGCGTAGACTGATTAACCGAAGTAGTATAAATACCTTCCATCGAAGCTTCAAAATCATCAAGTGATATATTTGCTTTCGCCTTTGCTCTACTCATAAGGCGGCCGGCGCCATGCGGAGCAGAACAGTTCCAATCTTCGTTACCTTTACCGATACCTACAATGCAGCCATCGCGCATGTTGATTGGAATTAATACATGCTCACCATATTTCGCAGATATAGCACCTTTACGTACCATATTTGTCTCATGCTCGATATAGTTGTGTATTGTTTCAAATGATGATACTGGCGCCCAGTGCATATGACGATAGATTATATTCGCCATCATTGCGCGGTTAGCCACAGCAAACTCTTGACATATCTTCATATCGTGGAGATAGTTAAGTCTATCCTCGCCCTCAAGATAGCATAATTCTTTTGGAATATCTATAGTCTTTGCCTTATAGGACTTATGAAGTTCCTCTATTGCTCCCGATATTTCTCTTTCTCTACCTTGTGCTTTTAATGAAGCGATTAACTCATTCTGCGCCTGAGCTAAGTCATTAGTACCATAGAGATTGTCAATCGCAACCTTCTGATAGTAATCCGCTACTTGCTTACCGAGGTTACGAGAACCAGAATGGATAACAAGATATTTGTTACCTTTTGTATCCTCATCAATTTCAATGAAGTGATTACCACCACCAAGTGTACCAAGAGAACACCTAATTCTGTCTTTGTTTTTCAACGCATCGTAACAATATAACTGCTTCATTGTCTTAACAGGATATGTCGCAGCTGCATGTACGTTGCGGCCGCTTGGTATATACCTATGAATGATTGAGTCCAGCTTTGCATAGTCGATGTCAATCTGTCCAAGCTCAACCGTTAACATGCCGCAGCCGATGTCGACTCCGACAATGTTAGGGATAACTTTCTCGCCAAGGTCTGCAGTGAATCCGATGACACAGCCTGCGCCAGCGTGGACGTCCGGCATTATGCGGATTTTGCAGTCGGCAAAAGCAGGCTGAGATGCGAGAAGATTTATTTGATTAAGAGCTTCTTGCTCAATGTTTATTGTGAATATTTTGAGATTCATAATAATTTTCTCCTTTCTTATATATATAATTATATAAGAAAATTTTAATTTTTTCAAATTTAAAAGACCGCAATGATGCGGTCTATAGGAGTTATAATTTAGGCTTAAATTGTCCAGTGATAAAATCTGCTACCCCTTTCATAAAATGAATTTCTAAATAAGAATCTTGTATTCTATGCTCTCTAAAAGTATCAAATTCTGAACTACCTCCAGGCCATCCTTTTCCTCTTGGGGTCACTAATTCTCCTTTACCTACAAATTTTGTATTAACAAACTTGGACATTTGTCTTTCTACGCTTTGGGCTTCTTTTAATATAGCCCCTAAATAGACAGATAAAGGAACATAGAATCCAGATAAATTTAATAAATGTACACGATTGACGTTACCACCAGCAATAGGCCCGGTTATAGTTAAATCATCAAATAAAAAATGTCCAATTTGAGTTGCTACTCCACTTAAAATTGAAGCTGTATTACCCGTTCCTAGTAACATTCCTTTGCCACTATTACTTAAATAGTTTAATAAAGCATTAAAATCTCCAGGATATTTTACTTTTGTTAATAAAGCTTCTAAATTTTTTAATTTAATATTTCCTTGAGCCATAAAACCTTTAAAATTTTTAGCTGTAATTTGATAGTTCTTATCAGATACAAAAATAATATCTCCTTGGCATTGCTTAACTTTATTAAAAAAACTTTCTGCATTATTAATAGCATTTACTCTTTTACTAGAATCGTCACCTACGTTTGAGCTTAATAATGATATATCTGGAACTCCACCCTTAGCCGTTGCGGTTAAATTATGAATAACTACATCGGGTTTTATACCCTTTACTCCTATTTCCATAGACATAAAATTTGAATGCCCTATTACCATTCCATCTAAATATTTACCGACTTCTGAGCCAAATATTTGTTCAAAATGTTCTTGTACACTACCACGAATATTTCCATTTTCTATAGAACTTTTTAAAACTGGTAATTTATCTCCCTTTTTGGTAGAAGGATAATTTTTTCTTCTTTTTAAAATTGCTAAAGTTTCTTTTAAAAAACTAGAAGTTAATCCTAAATCATCAATAACACTTTGCTTAAAAGGAGTGCTCATAAAAAGATTAATTTTATCTAATAAATCTTGAAAGGCATGAATTTCTGTACCAGATAACTTTTGTTGTCTACCCGTGTTTGTTTCTATATATCCATTTTTTAACTGTAAATCAGTCATTTTAAACATATTTGTTAAAGCCTGTTCAATAATTTGGTCTGTTAATTGAGGCAATATTTTATCTATGGCCCGCTTAGTTAACTGGTCTTTATTTTTCCAAATTATATCTCTTGCTGCTGTTTGGACATAACTAGATAAATATGAAGTAAAATTATGATAAATTTTAGTATCAGTTTCAGAATCATTAACTTGATTTAATAGTTGCAAATTCCTATTAAAAGCAGCCTCCGAAGTGAAAAGAATAGTAAAAGCTTTAATTAAATCTCCCCAGTCACCATCTCCAATATCTAACTTATATTTAGCAATAAAAGCTTGCTCTTCACGTACCGCCGCGTCATAAATGGTTTTAATATTATCAATAATTTCTGGATTATCCCAAGCATTTTTATGAAAATTAGATTTTTCTCCATTTAATTTAGTTTTTACTATGTCACCAACTTTTTGAAAACCAGGCCTATCAGAAGCAAAATCATCAGTATAAGACCACCATATAGGAGCATGACTTGGGAAAAAATCTCTACCTGTTTTTTTATAACCACTATCTTTAGATAGTTTTCGATGACCTTTTACCCGATAATTTCCTCTGCCTCGTTTATATGTTAAATTACGAGCCATAATTCTCCCCCTAAATAAAAGGGCAGTACCACCGACCGCCCAAGAGATATATATAAAGCCGGCCTATTAATGGACGACTTGGATTAACTTTTCATATTTATAAGTCAATTTCAGAACAATTAAATACAAAAAAATCTGTCCTATGCGAAAAACGCCTTCCCTACTGGGCCGGCGATTTTCATTGTTAGACTATTCACTTAAATCTTACCCTACATAAGACAAATGGGACTTATAGGAGTTGCACCTACTCATAACTACTAGTCCCACAATGGCGCCGCCTTGTCGACGAACGCCAAATGAAAGGAGGTGTACCATGAACGTATCATAGAAATGGAGCCGAATACCTGTTATGCTCAGGTGTCAAGAGGTTACAAATCTCACGTTTTACTAATTAAACTAATTCGGCATAAAGCGGTTACTTCCAAATGAAGCCCGCAGCAGATTTTCGTTTACCACGCATGACCTCTGAAATATGAGTTCTAATAGTGGTAAATTTACAACCTGTTAAATTATTATCTATTAACCATTTCGCAGCTTCTGCTATAGATGGAAAAGTTTTTATAACTTCTTTAGTTGTTTTATCTATACAAGATACGGGTTTGCCAAACTTTTCACGACTAATATCTTGAGTGGTTTTAATAGGTATATGTCTTTGTTTTAAAATATAGGCTACAGCATCAGTAGAAATATTCATTTGATGAGCAACTTCTGTCATATTTTGATATATATTATAATTATATTCTACCATATCATAATCTATATAATGTTTACCATCACCACCTATAGTAGCATTGTATCCATTTTTAAAAGTGCCATAATATTCTATCCAATATACTTCTCTATCATTAACTATTGTATCAGAACATTCTTCAATTAATTCAATATGAAAATGCTCTATACCATATTTACGCATAGCACGATATAATGGACGATTTTTAGCTCTTTCCCTTTCGCTTTCGCTTAAATGTTCTTTCCATCGTTCTTGTAAACTATTAACAGTTTTTCCTATATATAGCTTCCCATTAATATCATTTACAATTCTATAAATGTATGCCATAACTAAATGACTCCTCCTTATAAAATATTAAAAAGTTGACGCGGGTTCCTGCCGCGCCGCAGGACGTATGAATACATGCACACGTTCATGCCGCTGTTTTGCCCACAGCAGTAAGAGCCGAGTGGCGACTTTATTTATAGTGGTTAGCCCTTCTCGCTCTCTTCCCACTTAAAAATGGGTCACAACCCTTTTGTAAAAAAGGTTCAACTGGTGAGCGACCCTTGAGTTGAACAAGGACCAGTGGAATCAAAATCCACGGCACTACCATTATGCTAGTCGCCCATGAAGCTCCGTTTCCCTTTGCCTCAGTTTAACGTCTATTGCCACGTGGATAGTAATTAGCTATCTAGTTCAAACGGAGCAAAAACCTCATGTATAAGACGAATAGGGAGGCACTGGACTTGCACCAGCCACACCGAAGGCTCTAACTACCTGAGCTAATCCTCCCCAGAAAACGCCCTACACAGGCAGGACGTCTAAAGACACTCCTTCTACAACATGGTAGTTGAGCTATAGAAATGTAAGGTGGTGGTGATTCGCTATGAGAGATGACGTATTTACCACTCTTTTATTCTCTCTTCTTACCTTACATATATATTATAGCAAGAATTTATAAATTTTTCAAATTCTATGTCTTACTTACTCTGCGGCCGCCTACCTCTTGGAGAGGTAGGTTCAACCGTTTTTGTAAATAAGTTATGGTAGCCCATTTCCGATTCGAACGGAAACTGTACCGAGCTTAAATCGGTTGTCTCTACCAGTTGGACTAATGGGCCATATAAAAGGCGGATACAAAGCCTCCGCCTGGCT